TGAAATATTGGATGTGTGAAGCGTGGGTTAGTCCACCATCAACACGAATCAGACCACGGTAGGTGGTGACATCGTTAGCGAACGCATAGTCGCCTGAAACGTCAACACGGATACCGCCAGCAACACGAGCCTTGAATGAGTCAAGAGCACCGAATAGAACTGACTTAGCACCAGTAGCAACGGCAGCCACGCCTGGGTTCTCGTAAACCGAGTAACCAAGAAGGGTTGCAGCCTGTCCAGGAACAGCAGAGTCAGTCCAAATGTATGAACCGTTGCCATCCTTGAGCTTGCGAGCGGTCGCTAGACCAGTCTTGCTCATCTGGAAACCAGTCGAAGGAAGCATACGAGCTGATCCGTCGATTGCGTAAACAAGGTCTACAAGGTTCTCATAGGTGAACGCACCTGCAACACCAGTTCCACCAGTTACAGCAGAGCCAGCAGCGGTAGCCAACTTGGTGGTTAGGACTGAGTTGGTCTGAATACCAATAGCCTTACCAAGTTCCTGAGCGATGTAACCAGTGATGTCGAAGCCTGCATCTGCAACAAGTTCTGAAGCGATTGATACAAGCGCACCGTACTTCTCAGCACCAAGGGTGATTGATGAGAAGGTTGGGTTTGACTCTGCGATTGCTGAACCAGCAGCTACTGAACCAGCAGATGATAGAGCAGTAACGGTTGGGATGACTAGGTTCTCACCTGAGGTGGTGTTGAAGACCTCTGAAACGGTTAGCATTGGGCCAACCATCTGAGCAACTTCGAACACGCGTGAGTAGAACGACTGGCCAACAGTGTTAGCCGATGGAACTAGGCTTGCACGGTTTTCGAACTCGTGACCGCGAACCTCACCACGAGCAATAGCGCGTAGTAGACCTGCGTCATCGTGTGAAGCCTTCTCTGGAACGATGAACTGTGATGCAGCCTCAGATGCACGAGCTTCACGCAGCGTCGCGGGCTTCGATGTCGGCCTCTAGACGAGCAATCTTCTGAGCATCCTCAGCAGTTAGTCCACGCTTCTCTGATTCTGCGATGTCAATAACTTCGCGCATCTGAGCAACAAGGTTGCTGCGAACCTCAGCCTGAGTCTTAATGAACTCTGACATGATTCTCCTTAAATAAAATGAATAAGTAACCTGCCGCGCAAACGCTGAACAGAACCTGACCGAGCAAACTCAGAGCCATTAATACAAGTTTAGTAGGTGGTTGCACACGCGTAAAAAGAACCCCCGCAGGGAAAGGGAATACCTGCGGGGGAAAGAAACGCTATGGGAAGTTAGCGGGTTTCTTTAACTTCTACAACTCGCGCTTCTTTGGGCGAGGTAGAAGACTTCTCGGTTGACTTTGCCAAGTCTTTTAGTAGTTCTGCAATCACACCAGAATCAGGGTTGCCAGCAAAGTCTGCCACAACCTTTACTGCAATGTCAATTTCTTCTTTGGTAGCCATTAGTTGCCCATCTCTGCTAGTGCCAGTTTTGCTTTATAGAGAGCAGTAATGTCGCCCTCTACTTCCTCAACTTCAGAAACTTCTTCAGTCTTGGAAAGTTTGTTTACAATCTCAGTGAGTAGTGAAGCATCGTCGGCTTCCAGTTCCTCGCCTGATTCTAGTTTAGCCATTGCGTTAGCCAACTGATCTGCGTCAATGTCACGAACTTCTGAACGTACAGATACGGTGCCTGAAGTTTGTTCGTATGCAGGGGTGCTTACCAAACTTACTTCGCTGAGTGAAACGTCTTCTAGGTAGCGGGTATTCCCGTCCTGAGACCAAGAGTCTTTACGAACTGAGAAACCGAATGACATAGCGTCAATGACACCTGAACGCACTAGCTCTGCAATGTCATTGCCTAAAGTGGTGTTAGGTAGAGTCGCGGTTACGAATAGACCCTTTGAGTCTTCGGTAAGAACTAGCGAACCGTTACGGGTTGACGCTAGAGGGTTTGAAGTGTCGTGGTTCCACAACAGCATCATGCGGTTGCGTGACTGTAGCGAACGCTTGAAAGCGCCAGGCTTTACGATTTCAGTGAATGGTAAGGGGAGTGAAGGTTCGTTGAATACGGATGCGTACCCACTGAAAGTTCTTCCATCGCCCTCTGAGCGAAGTTCAACATGGTTAGCACGAGTCTCAATGCCACCAAGTGAACGGCCTTCGGTGCCCTCAAGACGTGACTTGATTTTCCAAGCGGCTCTAACCCACTTGTCGCGGGCTTCATCCAATACTGGCTCAGTCATAGATTCACTTTCGTTCTTTACATCAATCCTAGCAATCAATGCCTTAGCACGGTCAAGCATTGTTGGGGCAGGAGCCTCAGTTGGGGTTTCCTCAGGTTCAAACTTTTCAGCAATCATCTCAGGACGAACAATCTTCTCCAACTTGAGGACATTCATAATCATGTACTTGTCAGTAGCCAAGAAAATGCCGTCTTCCTCGTCATAAATGCGAACAACAGCCATCTGACCGTCCACCATTTCAATTTCGGCAAGGATTTCAGGGTCAAACACGTTCCATGAAACGTAATCGCCTGGTTGCAAGGCATCTACAGCTGCACGTTCACCCTCAAACGGCTCATCGTCAGCAATGCTTACCGCTACAGCCTGCTTAATGGCTGAAGCCTTATCAGTGTGGCAACCTACTACGGTGCCTGCTTCGCTAGTTACAGCCCAGCCCGATTTGCAAGCCTCGTTGTCTTTTTCAATGTAATACGGCATTTAGCCCTGCCTTAATACGCCAGCAACAACTGTCGTTCCTGTGTCACATATCCCATAAAGGGTTTCGTTTGGGTTTAATTCAAGTTGTAGCGGATACTCTAGAACCTCTAAACCGTTAGCAGCAGTAACAGTTGGGCCACCAACATACAATTTTTTAGATTGCCCGCGACCATAGTTACTAATAACTACTTTTAAGTGGCTCACGGAAGGTGCCACTAAAGGCACGGCAGTGCCGTCGACTGTGACGTGTGCCTGAGTTATAGCCATAGTTTTATCCTAACCTTGCCAAAACGGTAACAGTGCCACCCAGAGCAACAGCAGTGCCATTGATAGTGATTGAACTCAAAGTCGTCCACTGAGTGTTGTAATCAGTTCCATTAACTTTGCTAAGAACTTGACCAGCAGATCCGCCAGCTGCAACACCTGCACCAGTGGCACCTGTCGCCCCAGTAGCCCCTGTAGGGCCAGTTAGTCCAGTTAGTCCAGTTGCACCTTGTGGGCCAGTGTCGCCAGTGTCACCCTTGTCGCCTTTAGCGCCCTGAATGCCTTGGATTCCCTGAATACCTTGGATACCTTGGTCACCTTGAGGCCCCTGGTCACCCTGAGGGCCAGTCGCACCTGTAGCACCCGTTGCTCCGGTCGCACCAGTTAAACCAGTATCGCCCTTAACGCCCTGCTCACCGCGTTGACCTTCAATGCCTTGAATTCCTTGAATGCCCTGAGGGCCTTGAGAACCAGTCGCACCTTGAATAGCCAAAGGAAACCAGTGAGTAGCATCCAAAGCAGGAGCTTCACCCTGAGTAGGGTCGCCCGAAGCGAACCAAGAAGAGTTGTTGTAGTAAACAGCGTCATTGTTAACGTAGTCGATGTCAACCGACCAAGTGCCACGCCACAGAATGCCTGTCGCACCCGTTGCACCGATAGGCCCTGTTTCGCCTTGAGAACCAGTGGCTCCGGTGTCGCCTTTGTCGCCCTTGACGCCTTGTGAGCCTGTTGCGCCTGTCGCCCCAGTAGCCCCAGTAGCCCCTGTTGCACCTTGAGCGCCTGCAGCACCTGTTGCACCCTGAATGCCTTGCAAACCGCGAGGCAAAACAAAATCAATAGTCTGAGCAGGAGCAGAGCCTGCGATAGTGACCGTAGCAGTGTCATCAGAAGACTTAGTGACAGTGCCAACAGTCAAAGTATTAGCAGGGCCAGCATCACCCTTGATACCCTGAGGGCCTGAAGTGCCAGTAATAATGCTTACAGGCGTTTCAGTAATCGCTACTGCCACATCCTGCTCTGAAACAGTAACGGTAGTAGTAGATTCAACAAGAGAAACTACAACATCGCTCATCGAGTCACATTACCTGTCACGTTAAAAGCACCCTCAAGCAAACGCGTGACAGTGCTACCAGAATTTAATTCCAAATCATAAGAATAAGAACCAGCCGCGACCGAAGCAGAAGCCGTAGACGCAATAACGAGGCTGATACTGCCCGCAGTGCCACCCAAAGTAATACCAGAGCCGTTAGTTAGGCTGATGAGCGCTGTAGCGGCACCAGCAGACTCACGAACCTGCATAGCTGCAGTGTAACCAGTCAAATCAAGGGCAGTTCCACCAACAGTGACGGTGAAAGTTCTATCCCAAGTGGCACCCTGAGGGCAATTAATGTTGTAAGTACCTGGATTAATCATTTAGACTCCGTAAACGCTCTCTGGATCTTCAGGATTGATTTGAGCAACCGACTGCAACTGGTTAGTAGGAACGCCAGTGTGAGCAATAGGGGCCATACCAAACGCGGTGAGAGTCTCATTAGGGTCGAAACCAGCGTCAATCAACTTCTTAATCATGCCAACCTTGCCCTCTTCCTCAGGGAGTGAAGCCGCAGCTAGGTTTACGTTCGCTAGAGGTACACGGTAAACGTCGCCGCCGTCAACAGGTGACAAGTCTTCCAACTTACGAATGTCGTTGATGCTCATGAAACCAGCCTGAGAAGCCACTGAGTAGCCCTGAATGCGGGTCTGGAAGTCTCCACGAAGCAAACCGTCAACGTTGAACTTCAAGAACGCGTTGTTTGGAAGCAACTGGCTGAAAGACCACTCAAGTTTCTCAATGTAAGGGCGAAGAGTGTGTACAACGAACTGAATGGCGTTCTGTTCTACCGAAGCGTATGACTGAGTACCAGGAATGCCCATCATTGATAGAGGAATGTTAAACAAACGTGCAACTTCTTCTACCGCAAAGCGACGAGACTCAAGGAACTGTGCAGAATCATTGTCAACAGAAGTTGACTTGTAAGTTGCCCCACCTGAAAGCACACCAGTCTTGTGTGCGTTACGCAAACCCTTGTGACGGCTATCAAAACCGTTAGCCAAAGTAGTTGCCTGCTCCTTGGTGAGGATAGGGCCAGGGAACTCAATAACGCCCTGAGTGGTTGCACCCTGACCGAAGAAGCGAGCTGCGTACTGTTGAAGCGCTGAAGCGACACCTAGAGCGTCTGAGAGGCGTGATACGCGGCTGATTCCCTTTAGAGCGCCTGGCTCTAGCAAGTCAGTGATGTGGATAATTTCGCGTGAAGTCAAAGCCTTGTCTTCGCCAGCATAAGCAAAAATTTTACGACCTTGCCCATTACGGCTTACGGTCACCTGTTCAGGGTCAAGCACAACAAGGTTAACGATGTCGCCTTGACGGTCACGGAACACACGAGTGTAAGCGTTACCCGAAACCATAAGCGAGACAAGATTCTGTTGCCAGAAGGCTTGACGGGTGTTATCTACGTCTGGCTGATCAACCCAAGTAGGACGTGGGCGGTAAGGGCGACGGTTGCCATTGTCACGAATGAACGTGTCCATAGGCAAGGTAGAGATGGTGTCAGAGATTAGGCTGACTGCCGAGAAAAACGCAACAACCTCAAACGCGCTCTGAGCGTTAATAGTTACACCAGCATTGTTTTCAAGGCTTGCTTCCGCGCCAGAACCCCAAACAGTCTGGTACGAAATCGCGCGGTTCTCCGTCAAACGACCCAACATTACTTACGCTCCAAGGCTAGACCAAACAAAACAATCCCTACGCCAGCGACAACAACACCAGCAGGCGGAAACCATAGGCCAACACCAAGAGAAACAACGGCTATTCCAACCGCCTGTAACACAGTAGCCAACATAAAACCACCTTACATAAAGAACTCAGGAATAACCTGTATTTCCATTCTACCTGCCGTTGCTCTATCGACCGCAATGACCGCTGCCACAGCCGCGTCAATACGACGCGCACTAGCACGGTTTTCCTTGACGATACGCACACCAATGTTGTCAGTCTTAGTCACAGCATTAGACAGGTGACGAGCCAACAACGGGTCACCGTTATGGGTCACACGTTTCTCAGTTACATAGTCGAAGAACTTGGCACAGCCCACAACCATACGGCGAGCGCTAGTAGACGGATACTCGACGATAGGTACGCCTTGGTCTGCTAGGACTTCCATGGAGCGTTGCCAACGGAACGGGTCACAGGCCACTTCGCGTACGCGCGGATACTTGCGACAGAAGTTTAGGATTTCTTCTTCGACCTCAGCAATGTTCACACGCCAAGTGTCGTCATGAATGTTCTCGTCCTTTTCCCATGCTTTTACCAAGAAGACGTGAGGCACCTCGTCCTCGCCCTTAGGAACAGTAGAACCCACAATGACTGTGGTGTCACCAGAGAACGAACCGTCAAAGCCCAACACAATCTCATCATCAGGGCTAACCTCTCGCGGGTCAGCACAAGCATCCCAAGTGCCAGTAGGCAACCAACTGATTTGAGACGACACCCACTGGTTCAGGCGCTTAGTGCGGAACTCAGCCTCAGGGGTACGTTTCACAGCCGAAGCAAAGTCCTCAGCCGAAACAATGTCACCATAACCAGGGTTAGCAATCTCCCACGACGCAGGGTCGCGGTGATCCATCTCCTCAGGAGCCTCCCACCAAGCCATGAAGAAGTTAGGGTCTTCCACTTCGCCAGAAGCCACACGCTTACCATAGTTGTACAACGAATAGCAGGTAGAGTCCTGGCCAGTAGAGTCCGACTTCACACCAGCAGTCGTAATAGCCACCAACTGCCCAATCTTGCCACGGTTACCCATAGCCAGCGAAAACACGTCAAAAATTTCACGGTTCTTATGTGCATGGAGCTCGTCCATGATGACGCGCGAAGGGTTCAAACCTTCCTTAGAGTACGCCTCAGCAGATACAACTTTGAACACAGAGTTAGTGCTAGGCACAAAAATGGAGTCTTTGTACACGGTTACAAGGTCAGCAAGTTCCGAATCCTCAACCATGCGCTTCGCTTCACCGAACACAATGCGAGCCTGCTCCTTTTCAGCAGCTACCGCAATAACCTCACCACCATTAATTCCCTCAGCAATTAAGGAATAAAGTCCGATAGCCGCCGAAGACAAAGCCGACTTGCCATTCTTACGAGGCATACCAATCAACGCAGTCTGAAACAACAACCCACCATTAGCGTCACGCGCATACAAACGCTTCAGAAGTTCCTGTTGCCAATCACGCAACCTAAGAGCCTCACCCGCGGCACCAGCAATACCATCTTTACCAATAGAGCCAAACGTTTCAGCAAACTCAATAGCAAACTCACCATCACCCTGAGCAATACCCTCAACAGGAACAGGAGTCAGATGAGCAGGAGGCCAATTAGCCATTAGCCTTAGCAGCCTTCTTCGCCATCAACTCTTCCAACTTGCTCTTAGTCTTAGCCGACACCAACCCAAGACGAGTACGGTCAGCAGGCGAGAACCCAAGCAAACCCAAGTTAGAGCGCATCTCCTTCTCCAACTCATGCAAACCCATAGTAATCACACGGTCAGCAGGATTCACCCACCACAACTCCTGCAACTTAGCCCGCCTATCCATCTGCTCACACACCAACTGCACCAACGCAGTATCAGTCTTAATGCTGATCCACATCTCACCAGCACCAAAGATAGAATCCCAAAACTGTTTACCATCATCACCCAAAGGACGCAAAGGCTCCACATAGCCATACTCCAAAGGAGCAATAGCATCATTGGTTCTCAAGGAACGCTTACCAGGATTACCCTGCAAAATCTTGAGTTCAGCAGGTTTAGGAGGATTAGCCATACCCCCAGCCTAGCAGGAATCAAAGGTTTTCAACTGCGGAAATACACCCCTATCTCAACACTGCGTGTATTTC